TAATAAACGTCCAGGGTGTCTATGGAGTGTTCGCGGCCGACCACACCGAAGCGGCCCGTGACCTCAATGTCACGCATCACTGGCGGGTACACGTCGAGTTCGTCGCCTTCGGAGAGGGAAACGGCAATGTTCAAGGCGCCTTGCGTCTCAAGGCTGATGGCCAGGCCGGTGAGTTGCCGACTGACCGGTTTGGCGTCATCGATCAGGCGTTCGAGTTCGAGGTACATCTCCTCGGTGATGCCGGTGTCGAGTACGCCGACCTTCAGAGCGAAGGTGCCCGGCACGCCTTCCGGCAAGGTCTGCCACCACTCCAGCACCTCAATCAAGTAGCCCAGCGGCTCGACTACCCGGCGTAGCGCACCGATGGTGCCTTTGTGCTTGTGGATGTAGAACGACGCCTTGATCGCGGCGCGCTTGACCGGCTCCGGCCATGCCGGGTCCCAGCGGTCGACCGACCAGGCCCAGGCCAGATGCGGCAGCAGATGCACCGGACAGGTGTCAGGGTTGTACAGCGTGCGTAACGGAATCAACGTGGTCTCGGCGAAGGTTGCTTCGATACCCCGTTCTAGGGGAGTGCTGTTGAGCGGTAAGAGACTGCGCATTCAACCTCCCAGCACGACGGTGTAACCCGTGCAGTACGCGGCCTGTGCCTTGGTGGGTTTCAGATCCTGCCAATTCTTCAGTTCCACCCGGCCGACGCCGGCGACATGCAACTGAGCATCGACACCGGATCGGGCCACCTCGACGCCCAGCCGGCGCCGTGGATTGATCCAGGCCTCCAACCGACGGATCGCCTCCGTGAGCGCAGCGTCGTTCTCCGGACCACTGCCTTTCATGTACAGCACGGCGTCGACGCGATAACGCAGGATCTCGGCGCCGCGTACGGTGACGCGGTCGCCGACCGGGCGCACGTCATCGTCGTTCACGGCCGCCGCGACCAAGGCCAAGATCTGCTGCCCGGCCGTGCCGTCACCCTCCAACCCCAGCACCGTGACATCGACGCAGGCCGGCGCAGGGCTTTCCGCCGTGGCATCGGCGACCAGCGCCGAAGCGTTGCGTGCATGAAGGATGTAGCTGTTGCGCGGGCCGGCCGTGGTCAGTCCTTCGTAAGCCAACTGCACGCGTTCGCGCAACGCATCATGGGATTCCATCACCGCATCCACGGGCGGCACGGCCAGCGGATCCGCTGCCTGAATCACCAGGCGCTTCAGGTTGACGTTGGCGGCCAGGTGATCCAGATCAGCGCCGGTGGCATAGGCCAGCAATTGGGCCTTGGCCGCGTCGTTGACCCGCGCCCGGTTGCCGAGTTTGATGTAGCTGCCAACCTCCAGCAGCTTGGTCACCGGGTCGCTTTCCAGCGAGGCCGTCCAGTTCTGGCCCATGTGCCCGCGAAACACACCCAGCGCTTCGCTGTACGTGTCCTCGAAGTCCAGCGGTTCCAGCACGTCTGGTGCCGGCAGCTCCGACAGATCCACCAGGGTACTCATACCCACACCTCCAACGTGCCGCGTTCACCGAGGTATTCGCCGCTGATCTTGAAATTGATTTGGCCGCCGAGGACGGAGACAACCACGACGCGCTCAAGCTTGAGTCGTGGTTCCCATCGGTTCAGCGCTCGCACCGCCTCGGCCTGCGCCGCGCTTTTCCAGCCTTCGTTGATCGGCAGGTCGACCATGCGCCGCAGCTTGCTACCGTATTCCGGACGCTCGCGGCGACTCAGCAGCGGCGTGCCGAGGATGTCCGCAACGGACTGACGTAGATGCTCGATGCCGGAGATGGGCTGCCCGGTATGGCGATCCATTCCGATCATCGGGTCTACTCCTTGAGTTGCTCGAATTCAGGGTGGGCCTTCAGGCATTTCAGCGCGACGTCATCGCTGACTTCGACCGTGACCAGGCTCTTGGCCACCGGGAGCGTGCGACCATTCGGAAGGACGACCGTGCGCGAGGTGTACAGGGTGTCGCGAAAGGTGAGCGGTGATGCAGCCGAGATCGGCTGGATAACAGCGGCAGAATCCTGCGCTGTTGAATCGTCTTGAGGTTTGGCCATGATTGCTCCGGGCATGAAAAAGCCCGCACGTGGCGGGCTTAGTGAAGATTTCTCAGTGTTTGTGGTTGCTGCTGTTGCCGGTGGCGTCCAAGATCGAACCGTCGCTGCTGATGTTCTGCGTCGCGTGCAACGGGCCGTCGATGTTGACCGGGCCCTTGATGTTCACCGTGGCTTCGAGATCGATCGTTCCCGACTTCACCGTGACGGCGTTATCGGTCACCTCGGCCTGGGTCGCCCCGACCTTGATCGTGACCGTGCCGCTCGGCAGATCGATGCTATAGCTCTTGGCCTGCCAGTCGTAGACCAGGGACCCGCCGTCCTCGAAACGCCATACCTCGACGTGATCGCGGTTGTCCGGTGGGGGCCCGCCGTTGCCGTACAGACCGGGAATGAAGGTGCCTTGCGCCACGTCGCCGCTGGCACTGATCAGCGTGCCCTGCTCGTTCAAGCTGGGCGCCCGCCAGTGCCGTGCCTTGCCAGCGGCAACGCTGTGCCAGCGCACCCAGCCGCTGACCCACTCGCCGTCCGAGACCCGACAGGCCGGCGGCGATGCCGCGAGATCCACCGCGACTACGTAGCAGTCCTTGACCAGGCCGGCGAGCATGCGGTCGTGCTGCGCGGCGACGTAACCGGAACTCATGGCACGTCCTCCGGACGGAACGGACCGTCGCCCGGTTCGATGTTCAGTAACAGAGTGCCCGGAGGCTGATCCGGCCATGGCCATTCGGCGTCACCGAGGTAGATCTGCTGTGTCCATTCCACGACCCAGACGGTGTAGCCGTCCAGCTCGGGCTTGGTCCAGTCTGGCATAGCCTGAACGAACTCGGCCGGTTCAACCTCGACACCCCAACACTGCATACGCAGTAGCGCAGCGAGGTGGCCGGCCAGAAACACCGCCTGCTGATGGTGATCCGGCTGAATGGGATCGGTGATCACCCGCGCCTCGAACTTACAGGCCAAGCTGGTTTCGCCAGTTCCCGGGTCAAGGCCCGGCTCCATCTCGGCCAGTTCGATCAGTACCGCCGGCAACGGTAGGTGATCCAAATCATTCGGCCACATGGCCACCGCCTGCAGGCCTGGAAAGTGATCCTGAATGCGCCGCTCGATGGCGTGATACAGGTGCTCAAGACTGAACGGCTCGTCAACTTGATCTGTCACGTCATTTCCCCCTCAGATGCTTCTGCAGCTCAAAGTTGAGTTCCTGCTGCAGGACGTGCACCAGGTGTTCGTCGGCCTGCCGGATCCAGCTTTCGAAGTGTGGCCGCGCCTGTTCCAGCGAGACCTTGGCTTTCGCTAGTGGGAAGCGGCTGCCGTGTTCGGCGATCCAGCCCGAACTGGCCCCGCCCGCCCCGCTGACCTCACTGTCGGGATAATCGCTGGCATCGAAATGCTTGCTTGCCGTGCGGATCCATACGTCTGCGCTGTTGCCGTAGACCTTCTTGAAGAACGCGCCCTGAAAGCGGCGCCCCGCCACCGACACACCTGACCGGCTCTGCCGGGGGCGGCCGATGCGGCTGGCCTCAATGGCATTGAGGCCGAACCACAGCTTGCCGCTGTTCGCTCCACCGTTGACCGGGTAAGCTCGCAGGCGCTGCCGCACAGCAGCAACCGCAATGCGCTCCTGTCGGCCAACGGCTCGAGCAATGTGCGTGGCGAGCCATCGCAGCGTTTTGTTGATGGCTCGCCGCTGTGCAGCAGCAGCGGCCTTTGGCACCAGGGCGGCAAAATCCTGAAAGGCTTTCAGATCTGCCGCCGAGGTCTGCAGCGAAATCATCCCGCCGCCGGCCGACGGCTTGAAGTAGCTGCCGACACTCATGGTCGTTTCCTCAGAATCAAGGCGACCAGGCCGTCACCACCAGGCTCCAACTGCATCAGGTCGTAGTCGCCGCCGCCGTCCAGCGCCGGCAGATCTACGCTAACCAGCAGCCCTTTTTTCAGGCCGTGCGAATCACGGACGCGGATCTCGAACTTCGGCTCGCGCAACGCCGTTTTGAGGCTGCCCATCTTGGGCTGCAACCAAGGCGCGGCGAACATGCCCAACACCGGCTGGTCGTAACCCTCGATCCGCGCCGAGTCGCCCAGCGTTTCGAACACCGTGTCGTCGATGTCTTCCAGCAGCTCCCGGAAGGCCATGATCAGAGTTCCAGGAGGATCTGCGCCCGTGGTCGTGTGCACAGATGAAGTGGGTTGGACTGGGCTTCGCCGGCCACGCCCTTGTTGAATGGCATCGGCTCAAGCTTGCTGTAGTACGGCAGTCCTTCAGTGTTGACCGTTTCCATGTAGTCGGCCGGCGCAAAGGTGGAGATGTAGAGATCCGGTACACCTTCGGGAACCAGCAGCGCCTTGTCATCGTGCACGAACAGCACGCCCGCCACTTTGCCGCGATAGCGCTCCCAGATAATGCCACCGAATTCAAAGCTTTCGCGGGCATCACCGCGAAGAGACGCCGCTTGCAGAGTGTTGAGGTAGGTTTGCTTGACCGACTTGTGGCTGACCAGCTTGTTCCAAAAATTCTTGCCACAGAAGGCTCGAGAGCCTGAGCTGGTCACACTGCCCAACGCATCCGCCTGCATGTCCAACGCTTCGCCAGCATTCACTCGCAGGTCCGCGTCAGGGTCATTGAGCCCCATAGGCATTTTCTGGCGGCTCACGCCAAAGGACTTGTAGATGTCCAGCAAAACCGTCTTGCCATCAGCATCGAGGATCTGGCCGTTCAGTGCGCCCATCCGCTGAAATTCGTGAGTAGCGTCCAACTGACGCCGCGCCTTGGCAAGACGACGGTTGACCACATCTTGCACCGACTGCAGCTCGGTGCGCGTGCCGAAGGCACGAATGCCCTGAATCTCATCGGCCTTGATGGCGAAGCGTTCTGGCAGGTGCACGGTATTGAAAGGGATCAGGTTACGTCTGCTGCCACCTACAACCAGCCCCGATGTGCCACGCTCGCCAGCAGGCACCAGTGCCAGAGTGTCACCGTCTTTTTCAATCTGCACGGTCAGGGTGGTAATGCCTTCCTCGCGGAACAATCCAAGGCTGCTGATGCGGCCCGGCAGGTATTCCTGCTCGTTGATCGCGGCGGTCAGCGAGGGGACGCTGAAAGCGTCGTCTTCAAAAATGGCGATATCGGCCATGGGTGTACTCTCCAGAAACGAAAAATCCCGCACACGGCGGGATGCATATAAAAGAAGGAACGACTTAGCGGACGATCAGGAAATGTGCGGCCAAGGCTTTTTCGGCGGCTGGGTCGAGGCCGGTCAGATGGGCCTCGCTGACCTCGGCCAGCCGAACCACGGCGCGTCCGCGACGAACCACATCCGACTCACCGAGCGGACCGTAGAGGATGGCGATTGCGTTTTCCGTGCCATCTTCGGCAGTCGGGTTGTACGGTGCGAATTCGCTGGACGCGGTCACCAGCCCGAGGATTTGTCCGGGCTCCAACGCCGGGCCAGCCGCCACGTTGATCGCTTCGCGGGAGATATTGCCGGCGCCCTCGGACAGCAGGAATTCGCCTGCGTGCATCGGTTCCAGTTTAGAAGTCATGGTCTTGCTCCTTTCGAGGTTGGGGACTGTGCGGCCTGACGGGCTGCCCAGATCGAGGACGGATCGGGTTGCTTGGCTTGATTCTTGGGAGCCGGGTCTTCGTTCTGCGGCAGGCTGTTGTCAATCTCGAAGCCCCCGCCTTTCCCTACGACCTTGTCGAAAAGCCGCGCACGCACGGCGCTGGTATCCAGTCCGGCTTGCACGAACTCCACCGCAAACTCTGGCAACCGGGCGGCCACGCACAGATCGCGGATCGACTTGGCCTGGGTGATCGCGGCCTGCACAGCCGCTTCGTCGACCAGCTTGGTCGCCGCAATCAGCGGTTCGATCAGGTTGCTGATACCGGCCTGAGTACAGGACTGGGTGATCAGCAGAGCCAGCGCCGCCGCATCCGCACCAGGTGCCGGTGGTTGAGGATTGTTGACCACCGGCTCGGTAGGTTTCGTGGGTTCATTGAGCAGATCCAGCAGCGCCTGGGGAGTATGCTGGTACTTCTGCATCACCGTGCCCTGCCCCAGACACGCCTTGATCTGCACGCCGTCACCGACCTCGTCAGCCAATCCGAGGGCCACCGCTTCGCGGGCTGTCAACCAGGTCTCGGCATTGACCAGGCGTCGCAACTCGATCTCGTCGATGTCGGGCGCCTTGGCTTTGTAGGCCGCGATGATGACCTCCAGCGCCTGATCCAGCGCCGCCGCTACCTTGCGCAGATCCTCGGCACCGCCCGAGGCATACGTCCATGGGTTATGGATCATCATCATGGCGTTTTCCGCGACCACCACTCGGTGTGCGCCGCACACCGCGACGCTTGCTGCACTGGCGGCCAGGGCATCTACCCGGCCGGTGCAGCGCTCGCCCAATCGCGACAAGGCGTTGTGAATGGCCACACCGTCGAACAAGTCGCCGCCGATGCTGTTGAAGCCCGCAACGACCGGCGACACGCCGTCATCCAGCGCAGCGAGATCACGTATAAATTGATTGGCGGTGATACCCCAGCCACCGATCTCGCCATAGACGTAAATCTCGATAGTGCGTTGTTCGGCTTCGCCGCTGGCCTGTAGGCTGTACCAGTGCTGATCCTTTATCAGCGGCTGGCTTTCGAGCTTGTTGAAGATCTGCAAGGGTGAAAGCAGTTTCATGGTTTCTCCTGGTCGTCGTGTTCAATATCAACCTCGACGAGCGTTCGGTAATTGAGTTTTAAGTCGCGGGCACGCTGAGCGTCAGCGGCGTTTTCCGCGTCGACCGTTTCGGAGTCGTAACCGGTGCGCAGGCACATCTCACTGCGTGAACCGAACCCGGCATTAACCTCCAGCATTCGCGCCTGCACGTCCTGCACCGGCTGGATGTAGGCCCAGCCTTGCGGCACCCAGCGCGTACGCAGAAATTCACGACGACGCCTGGCGTAGTCCGGCAGTTCGATCACACCGGCGAGCACCGCCATGTCCAGCCAGGCGGCGCGTACCGGCCGGCAGAGCTGGTGGATATAGACGTTGAATTGCAGCTGTTCGAGGCGGCGTCGGAACTCGTTCAGCACGACACGCAGTGCTCGGTCGTTGATGCCTTTCATGTCACCGGTGAGGATCTCGTAAGGCGTGTCGGTACCGGCCGCTGCGGCCATCAGTTGCTGACGCATGAAGTCCGGGTAGTTGTTGCCGGCGTCCGGCGGTTTGGAGAACTCGACCTCCTCACCTGCGCCCAGCTCCTGCATGGTGCCGGGCTCCAGTGCCACCATCGGTGTGAAACCGTCGCGGTCGGTGGTGATCAACTGGCCAGTGACCGGGTCGCGAGGGACTTGGCCCATATCCGGCGACGGGCGCTTGATAAAGCCGGCAAACAGGTTGGAGACCTCCTGCCGAAACAGCACCGCATCATCGTAGTTGTCTAGGCTGCGCAGCCGCTTGAGGACCGGCGACATGCGCGGCACACCGCGCAACTGACCCGGCTCCAGCGGTTCGAAGATGTGCAGCACCTGGCTGGCCGGTACGCGCACCAGTTGGTTGTAACCGCCGTTGAGCGACGACGCATCACGCGGGTGCGAGCGGTACATCCAATAGGCCACGCGCTTGCCGGCCGGGTTGAACTCGATCCCGGCGCGGATGATGTTGCCGTCGCGGGTGGTCTCGAACTTGTCGTGCGGCACGAACTCGGGTGCCAGCGTTTGCAGCTGCAGCGGCACCACCAGACCTTCGTCCAAACCACGCGGACGCAACCGCACAAAACACTCACCCGCCGTTTCGACAGTACGGGCCACCAGCGCCTGCTGACCGTAGAAGTCGCACAGGCCGTCGGCGTCTGACTCCTCGACCCAATCCTCCCAGAGCTCCTGCAGCAAATTGCGCAGTGCTTCGTCCTTGATTTTTGGTCGCGGTGTGATGCCGGTGCCGATCAGGTTGCTGACGCGCTTGTTGATCGCGTTGGCAGCGTACGGGTCATTGCGTACCGCTGCCCGCGACCGGGCTCGCAGGTTGCGTAGCGCCGGAGTGTTGATGCTGTTGATGCCGTTATCGGAAGCATCCCAACTGGCCGAACGACGGCCCTCTCCGGCGCCTTCGTAGCTGGCCTTGATGTTCGATGGCAGCAAAAATCCGCTACGCGTCAGTGCCGGAAATTGTCGAGACATCAGATTCCCTTGCCTCCGTGACTGAGACGCACGACCCGCGAGCGCGGAGCGGCAGCGCTGATAAGCGAACCGCGGATTTCTTCACGAGCGCGGAGCAGTTCGTCGACGTCGCGGTATTCCACCGTTCGGTCGCTGTAGCGCACGGTCTTTTCGCCACGTGCGATGGCACGCTCGATAACTTCGAGGTGTTTCTGGGTAAAGGACATATCAGCGTCTCTTCAGATAACCGCTGGTGGAGCTGCGGCGTTGAGGGGGTGCAGCTGGTGGTCGCGCTAGAGCCACAGGTGCGGCAGGTGGTGGTGCGGCCTGAGCCTGTCGCACAGCTGCAGGTTCAGGTGTTTCGCCTTCGTCGACGCGCTCACCCTGAACCGGCTTGATGCCCAGGGCATCGTCGAACAGACCGGACTGAGCCAGCGCCTGACGCACCCGATCCCAGTCGTGTTCCTGGTAGCGGTTGATGCCGAGGTAATGCGCCATGGCCAGGCAGTACACCATCAGGTCGAGCGCTTCATTGCGCTCAGCCTTGCCTTTGACCCATTCGATACGCTTGTGGCCGCGCACGTAGCGCACGACCTTGCGCTCGGCGACGCACTGGGCGAAGAACTCGTCCGGCAGGTCATTGGCAAAGTGCAGCGAACCCGGTCCGTCCGGAAACGGATAGCGGTTGTAGATCCAATCCTTTGCCGTGTCGGTGCCGACAAACCACAGCTCGGCGCCGTTGCGTTCGGTCTGGCCTTTCCAGGTCACGTCGACCAGGGACGGGCGCTGTGCAATGACCGGCCTCCCCGGCTTGCTCGCGCCCTTGATGGCGAAGACGTTGCGCCAACGACGCACGCGGCAGAACTGATAGACCTCGTCGGTGTGATGACCGCCGGAGTCGACGCCAACCGCAAGGATGCCCAAGCCGACGCCGCAAGGATGCCGATAGCGAGCCTTGAGCTTTTCGTCCAGCACGGACCAGGTGCGCTCGTCGGCTGGATCGCCCCAGATGACCTGGTGATCGACCACCCAGCGCTCCATGCCAACACCAAAACCCATCACCATCATTTCCAGACGGTTGGCCTGGACGTCGACGGCACCGGTCAGCATCAGCACACCGGCCGGCATCGCACCGAGGGTGTAGGTCTCCTGCCGCGCCCGGGCGATCAGCACTTCTGCCTTGGTCTGTTCGAGTGCGCTGTCCCAGACCTTGGCCAGACGGGTGTTGTAGAACACCTGCATCAGACTTGTATCGCCTTGAGCCTGGGCCTTTTTGGCGTCCTCGAATTCTTCGGCGAGCGAGGCCCAGTCCATCCAGCCGGTCGGCGAGTAGAGGGAGTTTAGATGGAAGCCGACAGTCTTGCCGTCGCCGCTACCATGGGCACGCCACTCGCCCTGGGCGAGCATGTCGCTCTTGTGATGTTCCTCGATCAGCACGTCGCATTCAGGGCCTGCGCACTCGTAATGCACAGTGCTGTAGTCCTTGCTGTACAGGAGCCGCTCCCACTCCAGCACCTGCATATGACCGCAGGTGGGGCATGGCACGTAGTAGTAACGCTGGTCGCTGGACTCGAACAGGTCGGCGATCCGCGAGGCGCCCTTGATCGTCGGCGAGCTGGAGAAGTAGATCTTGGCGTTGCGACCGAAGTTGGTCGCCCGCGTCTCTGCCAGCTTAATGGGGTCACCTTCCTGGCCGACGTCGTTCTCCCAGCGGTCGACTTCGTCGCCGTAAATGTAGCGTGCCGACAGTTCCGACAGGTTGGCCGCAGAACCGGCGGTGGTGACGTACAGCGAGCCACCCTCGAATTCCTTGGTGTCCATTGTGTTGCGCGCGTCCCGCGAGCGAGTGGCCGCGACCCGCTCGCGCAATACAGGGGTGGCTTGGATGGTCTTGCTAATCCGCCCCGATACCCGCTTGGACAGGCCGAGACTGGGCAGAAGCGCCAGGATGTTCGAAGGGGCCATATGGATCAGGCCGCCCATCCAGTTCAGGGCGATCTGCGTTTTCATCAACTGCGAGGCCACCATGGTGACCACGCGCCTGCAAGGATGAGCCGGCGACAGGCAGCGCATTGGCTCGCGGGCATAAGGTGTCCGTGAAGTGCGGTACTGGCCGGGCTCGGGGGCACCGGTGTCACGCGGGATCCGCATGTAATCGTCGGCCCATTCGTCGATCCAGAGATCGGGGTCGGGCCGCAGGCCACGAAAGTAATTCTCACGGTACACCTTTGCACCGTCAGAAAATTCCGTGTGCATAAGTTCAGTTCGCTGTTAAGGCATGTTCAAGGTCTGCTGAAGAGAGGCGCTCGGCTTCTTCCAGCGTTCTGCGGATTGTCGCGGTGAGGTGTTTTTCGATCTGCCAGGGATCGGTCATGGCCGCCAAGTCGTAAGACAGCTGAGGCAACGGTCCGAACAACTGGTCGCGTAGCAATCGGCCCGCGTCGTAGGCTCCGGTCTCGACTGCCCCCCTCGACACCAGCGAACCTTGCGCCTTGCCCAGCTCGATCTCGGCGAGTTTGGCCATGTTGTGCTCGCGCAGGGCGCGGGACTTCTGGTAGTCCGGATGTTTGCCGTCGACTGGGATCAGCTGCGGCGGCGCAGCCGTGGAAGTCGACTCCGTCAGGGGTGACAGTTGGCTGTAAACGTCACGCTGAATCCGGTCTTGTTGGTGACGATCGGCGACGGCGGCCTTGCTGGGGTCGCTGGTTTTATCGAGCAGGGCCTCAGTGGCCTCCAGGTCGATCTTGCCATTTGCGGTGAGCACCAGCCGATCTTGGCTGGCCAGTTTTGAAACATAGGATTTGGCCCAACCGCGCCGGGCCGCAAACTCCGTTTTGCTGATGATTGTCATGGTTAATTCTCCAGTTCACCCCACGAGTTCACCTGTTCACCTCAGTTCACTAAGCTGGTGAACCGTCCGCTAACACAGTCCCGCGGGTTTCCGACCCCGTGTCCTTTGAAAGTCCTCAGGGTCCCCGGCGCTTTTTGGCGGGCGGGACCGCAGATCCATCCCGCTCGACTAGTATCTGCTGACGATCTGTCAGATGGAGAGATGTCATGGAAATGATTGCCGTGCGTTCCAGTGCGATGACCGCAGTTGGCTACGATCCAGCAACGAGACGAATGAGGATCCGTTTTGAACAGGGCCACTCTTACGATTTCTGCGGTGTCCCCCCGGCCATACACAATGGCTTGATGGCCGCTTTGTCCAAAGGCTCCTATTACAACCAACACATACGTGATCGTTATCAGTGCTGAGCGCCGTCTTCCATTTGGAAAGACGGACATCCCTGCGCAGGTTTCAGCTAGAGAGAATCCGCGAGTTCGATAACCCGTGTAGGGGGCGGCCCTCAGGGAGGACCCAGAAAAATCGGCCCCCGGCCGGGGCGCCGCCTAGGTGTGGTCGGTCGAAGCCGACTCGGCAACGCCCAACCGCTTGGCGACCCAGCGTTCGTAAAGGCCGATGGCGACATCGGCGCCGGCCATCGCGGTCAGGCAACCCAAAGCGCCTGCCGTCCAGATCGACATGCCGGCGGCGATCATCAGCATCATCGCTGTCACACCGCAGGCGATACAGGCACCGGATCGCAACGCGAGGCGGCGCAACAACGCCCAGCCACGCGCCCCATCCTTATCGGCTCGCCACATTTCCCCCGAGACACCGCCGACCAGGGCCAGGACGATCACTAACCAGATCGGCATCTCTGCCAGCGCTTGTTGCTCGTTTGTCATCTCTCGCTCCATCAGAGAAGGCCATCACCGTGATGGCCATTCTAGAAATACCTGCTAACGTCAAATTGCCTATTGGAATGGCTAGGAGGCCACATGAACTTTTTGCACAAGCGGGAATACTTGGAGGAAGGCGACATCGTTGTTGTGGAGTGCTCTCACCAATGCAACGTGCGCTTGACAACCGATACCAACTTTTCAAAGTTCAAAAGAGGTGGTGCTCATCAATACTTCGGCGGGTTCTACAAAATGTTGCCAGCGCGTATTGCAGCACCTCATTCAGGTCACTGGAACATCACGATTGATCTAGGGGGTGGAAGTGCAAACATCCGCCATTCGATCAGTATCATCAGAAACAGCTAACTCCCCCTGGCACTGATGTAATGCTGATTCGAGCGCGTCCCGGATCAGCATCAGCGTTAAGTCCTTGCTGTATGCGGGTGAAGTAAAACCTCCGTTGGTATTTCTCGACCACAGAAGCATTCCAACGCCATCGACTACACGCACCTCCATACGTCACCTCTGAAGTTACTTTCCTTGAAACGCAAAAACCCGGCGCAATGGCCGGGTTTGGTGGTTTGGTGCCTGCCGCTCTCTGCGGTCGCACCTATCGAAGATGACTACTTTTTACAGGTCGAATTTCCTGGCAGCAACCCCACTTTAATGCCACCCGGTGAATAAGTGGGTAACACCGGGTGAACG